GACACCATATCACTGAAAAAATTGCTGCTCACTTCTAGCACGTACTTGAGATGATCCCAAGCACCACTAAAAACTCCGCTCGTCCAGTCTGCGATTGTTTCTCCTGCAAAACGATCCTGAATCGCAACTGGCGCGTCATTTAACCCTAGATCTGCAAATCCCTCATTAAACAACCTATCTATCTCCGATAAATCACCCTCAGTCATCGTATTAGCCACTACATGGTCTTCCTTGATTTTCAAGAAGATTGAAACAATCTTCTTCATCCAAGCTAAGACCAAATTTTGGTTAGTAGTTACAACTGTGGTCGGTAAGACTACCCGCTGGTTCAACATCTCTACCATAAATTCATTCGGAAACCCTTGCATCCACGCCTCTCTTACTGCATCATAGTACGAAAAACAAACTGACCGCCTATCAAACCTGAACACATAGCCTCTTCTCCACAAGGCTCGGATATCTGCTATCCCGTCTGATCTCAGCAAACCATGAAGCTTAGTAAATTCGTTCGTTGTTAAGAACAACAATTTACTATCAAAAAACTTAGTGTCTTTCAACTCCGCCGACGCACAGTCCAGCGGAAGCTTCACCGGAGCAACCATATTGATTACGGTTCTCCACTGAGAAATTCCCTGTTGTCCTACATCATCCATCAAAAATATGTCTTCCGAACCATACATATCATAAAAATCCTTACCGTCAGTCGATGTCTTGACTGTGTGAACATACGAACTCATGTTCATGATTCCTATCAGCTTATTCATGATTACTGATTTTCCTACACCGGGAGGCCCTTCAAAAACAAAACAACTAGGTTCTACCCTAGAAGTCTTCTCATATGAAGTTGTCATCCTCACCAGCCTACGAAAATCAGCGAAAACGGCTTTTGCTGACGGAGATCTTCTCTCCCACTCGCTCACTCCGCTCTCCTTATCCAATCTCTCCGACAAGTCTCTTATCCTTACTCGAAACGTATCCCTCAACATAACATGCTTGTCCATATTATATTCTTTCAAGATACTTTCACACTCTTGACACAATGCATAAGTGCTAACTGAGAACAAACTTTTAAAATAATCCTTAAATGTCTGTGGCATTTCAAATGGTAAATACGATAGTACTCCATTCAAAAAGTCACCTACACTCACGAACAATTTATAAAAACCCGTTGCATCATCTAACACTTTAGATTGAGTAAAAGTCGAGATACGCTTAAACACTTCAAATAACCCTTTTGGTAAAAACATTGATGCTGCTGATATCAAAAGAGCAATTGGAATTGTTTCTGCTCTCCATTGTGCAAGAATACCTTTGGCGTTCAAAAATATTCTCGCACACTCTAACAATAAATCCAATATTATTGTTACTGCACATCCCACTGTTGTTGTGTGAGATATCGCCAACACCTTCAGACACAGTGATCCCAAACCCATCAATAAATTGGTAGCTTCAGGAGTCGCTGCGACTGTTTTGGCCTTACTCAGCGCTTCAGTTACCTGAAACGCTATCCGTATATTCGATAGAAAACTCCCAATCACATCGAACACACTCTCTGCTCCCCACAGAATTGACTTGCAAATTTCCTTCGCCTGCGCTCTCTCCACGCCCACTACTTTAAACTTACAACTCTTCAATTCTACGTACAACCCGCTCCTACTTCCAAACTCCTTTGCAGAAATCTGAAAACACACTCTCTTGTTCGCGTCAACCCAATAGTATGGGTCCTTACTCACTTGAAAAAACTTTAAAAATTTTGCCATATTGCCTTAACTTATCTTATTGTATGAAAATTAGTAGAAAATTTAAAATGAAATTTGAAAATATTTGAAAAATTTGACAGATTAACTTGCTCAAGGTTAACCCGGGGTTGGTATATGGTTGGTTTGCAATGGTACATTTAGATCATTGCGACCGGATCTCTCTCCGGTGTCATGGGCAGGTTCCCCATTCAGCACGCGACCAACATTTTTTACTTAGAAAATGTTGTGGCACGTGCAACCGTCAAAACGCAGTAACTTTTCACTTTCTTCTCTGCTTCCTCTTGATTGCTGATATCCTAATGCCCCGTGGGAATTGAAGTGTTTTCACACTCTGTGCTTGCGCACCCACTGACAGCCACTAATATCTGGTTGAACCTACACTACAAAATTACAAACCGGGTGGATTACCAAAATGCTTTGCCGAAGCGCTACTGAAGAGCACATTCCAGCCCCCCATTCCGTATTTGGTTTCGTAGTTACAATCAAAAATATTCAAAGATTACTTGCCAGGATAGTTACGTGGATCCTGCTGAGATTTAACACTGTCGATCGAAGTTTTCTCCCACAATCTTGCGATTGCTCCGCGAGACGTTTTTGCTTCCGGTTCAATCATGCTGAGCGCATGACCCTTCCCACGCACGCTACTGTTTACGTATACTAACTTCGATAGTGTCAATTGAAAAAAGAAAAATAAAAATTAAAATGTTTTTGGTGCATCAAAAATGCTTTTATGTTTTGAAATAAAATATAAATGAAATTAAGAAAGTCTAGAATAATAGTAAGAATTAAAAGTCTCAGTACTGGTTGAAATTACTACATTAGAGGAACCAGCAACTGTCAATCTAGAAGGAAAAGTAAGAATTACTGTTTGCATTGCCCTAACTTTGGGTGCCTTGACTTGGAACCCATATCTACTCTCATCTGTCAAACCTACATGAAAACAAAATTCTGCATTATCAGAAAGTAAAGTCGTATCCAATCTGCTATAAACTAAAGAACCCATAGAGGATGTATAGCGATCGGCATTTTGTGTTGAAATAAAACTAAAAGGTGAATAATTAGGAATAGTAAACTCGAATGTCTGTTCATTATAATTTTCAGCTCCAGAACGCAACTGATAAGGCAAAGTAGCTTGCGCATTCGAATCCATAATAAATAAAGCATTAAAAGCCGGGTCATCCGGCACTCGAGAAATAATATGATTGTTTTCAGTCAAACGATAAAAAGAACAAGGAGGGATATAACGCATCATGCCACCACCTGCAACACCTCTCACGGTGACTTGAATTTTAAAACCTCCATTAAAACCATAAAATAAATGACGTAAAACACCTAAAGAATTGGGTGAATCGACTATATCAGCAAGATTAAAAAATTGGGTT